TAAAAAAGAATCCAGTATTTTTACAACATGAAAAAGATGGTTTTTTAAGCGTAAGCAAGAAGCCAACAGTTGTAGAAAAAGTAGTTCCTGACATGAATCTTAAAGATAAGTCAGCACCATTAACTGCTTCAGACTTCAAAGAAGATGAAGAACCGAAAGTAAACTAAGATGACTTCTCTAGTCCCTAGCTATAACGATGCAAATTTCAGATTGCAATTTCCTGCGTTTGAAAATACTACTGACTTTCCTGAAGTTCAGTTAGAAGGCTGGTGGACTATGGGAACAGCTTATATTAACGTTTTAAATAACTTTCCTTGGGATTTTAATTCTAAACAACTGCAACTTGCTTTAGATTTAATGTGCGCTCATTTAGCGCAATCATTCACAATGATAAATGCTGGCATCCCTACAGTAGTTGTTCAAGGTACTAGCGAAGGTACAGTCAACGTATCAATGACACCACCACCTGTTAAAACAGCTTTTGGCTGGTGGTTGGCAACTACCCCTTATGGCGGTCAATTGCGTGCGTTATTGCGTGCTGTAGCAAACGTAGGGCTATTTGTAGGCGGTAGTAACGAAAATCTAGGCTTTCGTAGAGCTGGTGGGTTTTTCGGATAATGGCTGCGCTTAATCTTGATAAGATTAAAGCGACATTAGAACGTGCGCCTGAGGAATTTAAAAATCTTGTTGCACAAGTAGGGTTTCCTTCAGGTAAAAATTATGAAGATGGAACGCCTGTTGCAACTGTAGCAGCATGGAATGAATACGGAACTTCCGTTTCACCTGCTCGTCCTTTCATGCGCCCAACAATAAAAGAACAAAAAGACAAATGGACTGAAACCATGAAAAAAGGTGTTCAGCAAGTTGTCTTGGGCAAAAAAGAGGCGACGGATGTATTAGAATTAGTCGGTATGCAAGCAGCAGCCGATATACAAACAAAAATATCTAGTATTTACAGTCCACCCAATGCTCCATCTACCATTAAACGCAAAGGTTCTGCAAAACCTTTAATTGATACAGGATATATGCTTGCTTCTGTATCAAGCGCAGTAAATAAGGCTGGCTCAGAATTTAAAAAGGATTGAAAATGAATTTGCGTGGAATAGTAAATAAATATACTCAGATAACTAATCCAAACATTCAAATCAATTGGATTCAATCTACTGGCTATACAACTAATGCAGCAGGTAAAAGAACACCAACAAGTTTAACACTGACTGTTCAAGCTCAAGTTCAAGCATTAAGTTCTACAGATTTACAACATACTGATGGATTAAACATTACAGGCGTAATGCGTTCAGTTTACCTCTATGGCAACGCTGCTGGCGTTGTAAGAGCCGATAACATTGGCGGTGATATATTGGTATTCCCTGAAGTTCCAAATGGCTGTAATCGCAATTGGCTTATTACTCAAGTTGTAGAAACTTGGTCTGATTGGTGCCATGTTATCGTAACCTTACAACAGGAATAAATTATGCAAATTAATGTAAACAATGGAACACCTGGATTAGCTGCCGATGCAGCAGTATCAATTGACCAGTTTGGTAATCCTTTAGTCAATATTCCAACATACCGAGTAGGTGTTTATGATATTACACCAGCTTCACCTGCAACTGATGTATTTACTATTACAGGTTCAGCAACTAAAACAATCAAAATTACAAGATTACAAGTAACTGCGGATAATTCTAGTTCTGCTGGCGTAATTGACTTTTATTGTTTTTTTAGGACTACAGCTAATACAGGTGGCACTTCTACAGTATTAACGGGTGTTCCTTATGACACAACCAATCCAGCACCAACGGCAGTTGTTAGGGCTTATTCAGCTAATCCTGCCACATTAGGAACTGGAACTTTTATGTTTGGTGACCATTATGCTTTGGCTAATGCTTCTAATAGTGGTATTCCTATATTCCCGTGGATTGAAGATTTTGGAATTAGAAACACTCAGCCCATTATTTTGCGTGGCGTTAATCAATCATTCTGTTTTGGTTTAAATGGCGATACAGTTCCTAGTGGAACTAATATTTATATTTCAATAGAGTGGACTGAAGAATGAGTGTAACAATTGACATCATTGACCAAGATGTATTTACGGCTTTGGTGACATTTTTTAATACATTTTTACCTAGCGGTACGCAAGTAGTTCAAGGGCAGGATAACTTAGTTGCCATGCCTAAAGGCGGTTTTGTTGTAATGACTAATGGAGCTATGGATAGATTATCTTTTAACGTAGATGACTATAACTCAGCGTTACAACAAAAAATGATTTTAACGCCAACAAGATATGAGATGCAGCTTGATTTTTATGGCTCTACGTCACAAACGTGGGCTATGCAAACTCAGGCTTTATTTCGTGACCAGTACGCAACTGACATTTTCCCTGCGAATATTCAGCCATTGTACGCAGATGACCCTGTTCAAATTCCTCTGATTGATGGGGAACAACAATATGAACAACGCTGGAAGATAACGGCAAGTTTACAATACAACCCAATATTGACTACATCACAACAATCAATGTTGGAAGCAAATGTAACGCTTGCACCAATCGACCAAACATTTAAACCATAGGAGCTTTTATGAGTACCATTCCTTTTTCACAAGTAGTAAACGTAATTCCATCGGTATTAGCAGCCAATGGCATCGCTGTTGACCTAAATGGTCTGATGCTCACGCAAAATGCTCTAGCACCAGCAGGTACGGTTTTACAATTTGCAACGGCAGCTAACGTTCAAAGTTATTTTGGCGCAGGTTCGACTGAAGCAACATTGGCAAGTATTTATTTTAACGGCACTTCAGATAGCACAACTTTACCAGGTGCTTTGTTAGTAGCTAATTATCCTGAAGCTGCAACTGCTGGTTGGTTGCGTAGTGGAAACATGGCTTCAATGACTTTAGGTCAATTGCAAGCATTGGGTTCAGGCACTTTAACTCTTACAGTTGCTGGCACACCAATTACTTCAGGCACTATTTCATTAGCAGCCGTTTCAAGTTTTAGTGCAGCAGCAACAGCAATTCAAGCTGCATTTACAACACCGCCATTTACGGTTACTTGGAACTCTACAGTAAGCGCATTTATTTTTACGACTAATACTACAGGCGCAACTGCAACAATTTCTTATGCAACAGGCACTTTATCTACAGGCTTATTGCTAACTCAAGCTACTGGCGCAGTATTGTCACAAGGTCAAGCGGTTGGTGTTCCAGCAACATTTATGAACACTATCATTGCTTCTAATCAAAATTGGGCTACATTCTTTACAACATGGGAATCAACAATTACAGAAAAAGAAGCATTTGCTACTTGGTCTAATTCTGTTGCTCCTCGCTATTTATATGTATGTCAAGATTCTGACATTAACATTTTAACAGCTAATAATACAGTTACTTTTGGCAATTATTTGCAAACAAATCAATTAGTTGGTACTTGTGCAATTTATGGTACAAATTCATTGTCTGCTTTTGTTGCTGGTTATGCTGCATCATTGAATTTCAATGCGTTAAATGGTCGTACTACTTTAGACTTCTGCCAACAATCAGGTTTAACTCCTGCGGTATCTAATGCAACTAATTTGGCTGCTGTAGTTTCTAACGGCTATAACACTTACGCTGCATACGGTTCTAACAATCCTGCAAATAACGCTAACTGGTTTACTCCAGGCTCAGTTTCAGGCAAATGGTTATGGGCTGATACTTATGTAAACCAAATTTGGTTAAACGCAAACTTACAAACAGCTTTGGTTGATTTGTTGTTGTCAGTAAATTCTATTCCTTACAATGCTCAAGGTTACTCATTGATTAACGCTGCTTGTTTAGACCCAATCAACGCTGCAATTAACTTTGGTGCTATTCGTAAAGGTATTCAAGTATCTGCTGCTCAAGCTGCTGAAATCCAATATGCTTTAGGTTTCAATGCTGCACCACAAATCCAATCACAAGGTTATGTGTTGTATATTGCTCCTGCAACGGCTCAAACTCGTGCTGCTCGTCAATCACCACCAATCACTCTATACTATCAAGATGGTGAAAGCGTACAACAAATTACTCTTGCTTCTATCGTAATTCAATAAGGATTAAATCATGGCAACAATAACCTCGGCAAATTCAGTATTAACACTTGCGGTAGCAGGTGTATTTGGTAGCGCAACAAACATTCAAGGCTTTGCTGTTGATGATGCTTTTGAATCAGAAGCTGTGCAACAATCAGAAACTCTTATGGGAGTTGATGGGCATTTATCAGGCGGTAAAGTATGGGTTCCATACAAAATGACAGTTCATTTACAAGCGGATAGTCCAAGTGTTCAAATTTTTGATGCTTGGCGAGCTGCTCAAGATGCGGCAGTTGACGTTTTTACAGCCGATGGTACAATTGTTCTTCAATCCACAGGTGTTACATATACACTAAAAAATGGTTACTTAACAACAGCGACACCTTTTCCTGCTGTTAAGAAAACATTGCAACCAGTAGTATATGAAATCACATGGGAATCAATTGTAGGTACACAAAACGGGTTATAAATAAATTATGGCTAGAAAAGAAACGACATTTGTAGCGGATACTGGTAGAGATACTGGAAAACAATTTTTAATCACAGAAATGTCGGCTTCTCAAGCTGAAAACTGGGCTTTTCGGGTAATCCTTGCTATCGGCAATGCTGGTATCGAGATACCCGAAGGTTTAGCTGCACAAGGTATGTCAGGATTATTAGCGATTGGTTATATGAATTTGCTAAAAATTCCATTTGAAGCAGCAGAGCCTTTATTAAATGAAATGATGGATTGCGTTCAAATTATTCCATCAGTAAATGTAAAACGTAAATTATTTGAAGATGATATTGAAGAAGTAATAACTCGATTACAGTTAAGAAAATCTATATGGGATTTACACATGGATTTTTTTTTAGATTCAAACCAATCGACTTCGGAATTAAATCCGCAAGTCAATCCTCAAGAAAGCTCATTGAGTATCAAGCCACAACGCAAGCGATAGCAACTTGTATATCTTCTAGGCTTGCTACTTTGCATGAATTAGATACAGTTTATTCAATTGAAGATATGTGGATATTGTTAGAAATTAACGCTGTTGATAGGCATAACGCATATATAACAAACAAAAAATAAGGGGTAAATTTTGGCTACAGTTATCGACAGTTTATTAATCGAGCTTGGGCTAGATACCTCTAAATTTAATGATGCTCAAAAAAAGGCAGTCGAAAGTTTAAAAAAGACTGACGAGCAAGCAAAAAAATCTAATGATGTAATTCAACGTGGAGCTAAGCAAACTGCGGATGAATTTTCAAAAGCTAAAGATTCAATTGTTGCATTAGGAACTGCTTTATTATCTTTTGATGCAGTCAAATCTTTTGTTATGGATATGACTAAATCAAATATGCAATTAGGTATTAGTTCTAGTTTATTAAATGTATCAGCAAGACAATTAAAATCATGGTCTGAAGTGGCTCAAAAAGCTGGAGCTGCGCCTGAAACATTTACAAATGCAATGAAAACAATGCAAGAACAAGCTGCTCTTTTTCACATGGGAAAAGGTGGTCAAGAATTTGCTCAATCGTTTTCTATGTTGGGTCTTGATAAAGATAAAGATATAACAAATATTGGCAAAATATCTGATGCTTTAATTAAATTTAGAGATAAATTCGGAACAAGAGAGGCTCAAAATTTAGCCAAAACTTTAGGATTTGGTGACGATGCTTCATTTAATGCCATGCTTAAAGGTGGCGATGCGCTTAACAGTCTTTATAAAGACATGGATAAGTATAATGATAAAAGCGAACAAGCTACTATTGAAGCAGGTAAACTTAATGACAAAATGGTGGATTTATCTTCTGCTTTTGGAAGATTAAAAGACCAAACATATATTTCTATTGGTCCAGGGCTTGAAGAATTATTAGATTTTGCTAAAGATGCTGTTACATGGTTTACAAAATTAAGTGACATTATTGATAAATTTGAATCAAAACTTGGAATGTCAAGTGTTCAAAAAGTATTATCGAGAGCTATGCCTATTGCTG